CTTCGTTTTCTTTCTTTTCTTCTTTACCACCAGATTCCATTTTTTCTTTTGTTAATAGATAATATGCTGTTCCTGCAATAACTCCAACAACTAATCCGACAATTCCACCTTTAGCAGCTGCCTTTAATCCTTTAAGACCTTTTTGCGATTTAGATCCCATTCTTTTAATAGAACCTTTCCAACAACTGGTCGTTATCTTAGACATCAACTTCCATAACCGATATGCAGCATCAACGAAAAATTTTATCTTTTCAAGAACATTACCTATCATCTTTTTGATTACCGAAACTATCACTGCTATTCCAGCAGCTAATTTACCAAAGAACGATTTGTTATCATCTTCTTCTTGCATTTTCTTTTCAGGTTCTGCTTGAAATAATTCTATATTATTTTGAGGTTTATCATTTAACATTTTTGATATTAACTGTTCACGCTCTGTCAACACTACGTTTGCTCTATCAATTACCTTTTTCTTTTTTCGTTCTTGAATTTTCTTTTGAATGTAAGATTTCATCCCACGAAATGCCATAGTTGTGATTGCTGCAGCTCCACCAACTGCGGCAGATGTTACTGTTGCGTCATTTCCTCTGAGTAAATTTGCAATCATTACGCTGCCTTTTTCTCTATGGTATTAACTTTGTTATTTTCTTTTGCTGCAACTATCACATTGGTTTTAGTATCTTTATTTTTATCATGTTGAGTTGGACCAGCTTCCGCTAATTTAGTTCCTGAAGAACCTCCTCCACCAGAACCTAAATTGGAAACAGCAACGCTCGCAGCTTTTCCACCTTTTTCTTCAGCTTTAGATAATTGCTGTTGAAAATTGCTATTTTGTAATTTCTTTGCTAATAGTTCTTCATTTAATCCAGCACCACCACTCGCAACATTTAATGTTATGAACTGAAGAGCTTTTTCAGAACTTTCAAAACTATTCATCGCTTTCATTCCTGCGGCATAACCACCTCTACCGCCAAATGATATAGCCAAATATGCGGCGACTACTTTAGCAGCAATAACTGCATCAGTAGCAATCAAATCAGGATTTCCTAATAAATCTACTCCAATAGCATTACCGATTTTATTATACCAATTTCTACCTGTGACTTGAATGTATCCACGTCCACGATATTTGTAACCATCACCTGGCTGTGTATTACCTAATGTTTGTCTTGGATTTCCAATACCGTATGCCATATCAAAGAAAAATTCATTTCCTTTATTGATAGCATTTAATAGTTCAGTATCGCTCATGTATTTTCCACCATCCATTGATTTTAACTGTGGAAATACTTCTCTCATATATTGATAACCTGTTAATCCAGTTTTTTCATGAGACGTGCCTTTAGCATATGTCATGTTAGTGCCTTTAACAGTATTCGCCCATGCGGATGCGCCTGCTTCTGGTTTTGCTGGATTAACTCCAGATTCTTTTGCAGATGCTTTTATAATTGCTTCAATTGTAAATTTATTTGTTATTCCAAGCGCAAATAAATTCTTAGCCAGTTCTGATGCACGTTCTTGCATATCACCAGAAGGTGCTGGACCAGATGGCGCTGCTGGTGTTGGCGTTCCTGCCTTTGGTGGCGGAGCACTAGGCGCAGGTGCGGGTGCAGGCGTAGGAGTTCCTGCTTTTGGTGGTGGTGCTGCAGGTGCTGGAACTGGAACTCCTGGCGCTGGTTGTGCTACTGGCGGTGTTGAAGGTTCCACTTCACTTGGTTTTGCTGTTTCCGGAGCAGCAGTTTCTGCTGGAGTAGGTGTGCCTGCTTTCGGTTGTTCTTGAGGAGCAGCTACTGAAGGAGGTTCGGTTTTAACTGGAGCACCCTCTGGTTGAGGTGCTGGAGCAGGAGGAGCAGCAGCTTCTTTTTCTTTCGCTTGCTCATCGGCTTCTTGCTTTTCAACGAATTTATCTTCTACACTTCTACGTTCTTCTTTGTTTATTTCGTCGATTTCTTTTAATTGCTTTTCTTTAATCTTACTAAATACAGCAGCCAATCCTATTCCGATTGCCGCAAATAAAACAGCAGCCTTTCCTTTGGGAACTTTTTTAAGTTTTTTTCCTAACTGTTTTATTCTTACTTTCATTTTGCGAAGTCCGCCAGATCTACATAATTTCAGTAGACCTTTGAGCATACCTTTGATTAATTTTTGCGCCATCCACTTAATAAGTTTGAATAGCATTTTAGCGATAGATTTAACAACTCCAGCAATTACACTAATTATAGCACTGACTGCTTGTAGCAATTTCGTAAGCAGTTTCATGAAACCATTTTTTAATTTCTTGATAACAGATTTAACTGGAGAAATTATAGATTGAATTTTATCTGTAACAGGCGAGCCGAGTAATTGCTTTCGTTCTTTTAATACTGCATCAAATTTCTGACTGATTGTTTTTTCTTTTTTCTTGAAAAGACCTTTAACACCTCTGAATACATCCGCACCAATCCCAGCAGCCAAACCAGCAACAGCGGCAGCCATTTCTTTATCGCCACCCACAGCTGCCGAAACTCCGACTGCTCTAAGACTATTTTTAGTAGTTAAAATTGGTTCGTTCATCGGTTATTAGCTGCCTCTTTTTCCTTTTCGAGATGGTCAAGTAACAACTTGATATAGATATCTCTTTCCCAAGGAATCATTTCTTCAATTTCCGTTAAGCTGTATTTGTGAAACTGCATCAACGAAAAATTAGTGGTGTAATAATTCTTAAGACTATTATGGGAGAGGCTTATTAAAAAAAATCAGCTATTCCTTCCAGAGTTACGTTATCGATTTGCCTACAACCAGCACACGTATAAGTAAACTCGTGTTTCAGTTTAGGCATGGTATTAAAAAATGTCATAATCTTTTCAAACTGCTTAGAACTGAGTGACTCTAAAAATTCCTTAGCATCAGCTTCACTTTCAGTTTCGTATATAGTTTCTCCATCATACGCAAATTCAATACAGTTTGCTACCATAGATAAATCGTCTTTAGATTTACTCAATACACGCATATCTTCGATAGTAGGATAACGCATCTGAACTCCAAGCGTATCGGTAATCAAAATTTTATGTGTATGAGATTCGTCTTTTTTAATTTTAATTGTTTCTAAATCAATTTCAACTGGCGTCACCTTATCACACTGCTCATTGTTATAATTAACACCTCCACGATGGCGATATTCAAGTTTAATCTTTTCACCTACGGATTTAGCTCTTACGTGTAGAAACAAATATTCAAAATCAAAATACGGAATCTTATTCGAAGCAAAATCATCATCCAGCACGCAGGAATCTAATATATCGCGAATAGTCGCAATCATTGTTTCTTCGTCTTCACTCTCAGAAGCCAATAACAAACTCTTTTCTTCCTTAACAATAAAAGGTCGATATGTTATCTTTTTCCCAGAAGAAGGAATGGTCGCATAAAATTTAGGTGTTGCTAATTTTGGTAATGCCATGAACTACCTCCACAAATTAAAATGGTAAAATTTTTCTTATTGCTCTTCCTGCATTCAACTCACCCTGTCCAGTAGATGACAATGCACCTTTAATCGCACCACCAAGTCCTTGACCTTTGATCAATGAAAATACAGGTTTGAATCTCTGAAACGCTTCAAGACCTTTTCTTAGGAATGATTTTCCTGCCTGAGTTCCAGCATCAGTAAACGGATGATGCTCTTCTACGTATGTATACGTCATTTCTACTTGTAGTTTAGCATATCCTTCATCTCCCCAATTCAATTGAATATCTTGAACTTGAGATGGATATGCGTCTACTAATTTTATATTGTAATTATTATTAACATTAGGCACTTTTCCATTTAATCCAAATAAATTAATGCCAAATGGATTAGTGACTTTTGATGTATTGAATCCAAATGCTTCTGCTGCGTCTTTGATATCACCTAACAAACTATTAGGTTTTTGTGCTTGTCCTTGAAATGCAGGTGATTCGGCATAATGTTTAATTTCCATCGTTCCAACATTTTCTTTAAAATATCCGCAATCATACACTGCTGCGCCTGGTAGTCCACCTCTTTGTCGCATACTTCCAACAAATAAATCTTGCCATTGCATGAAGAACTCACGCTCGCGCATGTCCTCGCTCATGATAATTGTCAATGATACAGGTTGAGAAATGAATCTATATGGAATTTTTCTTGGAGGACCATAGTAATTTTGGTCAATCGTTAACATTTGTCTAGCAGGCATATTCACTTGCTCTACTCGAAGCGCTAATCCATTTAATCCAGTAAAATCTTTTAGTTGTGGGCAAGTTATTTGAACTAAAAAATACGATGAACGTGCAATACCATTCTTACCAATTTCTGCTGCAAATGCATCAATACCAAATTTTGAATCTATAGAAGCGCTGCTACTTGGGTTTGATTTGAAACTTCCCAGAATATTTCCCAATAAATTAGCCATTTAAATCCTCGCCATGCTTTCTTGCCAGACTGTTGATGCTGAAGCTCCGACAAATCTTTGTAGTGGTAGGAGAACGGCTGTTCCCCATTCGTTTGAGTTTATCATAAAGAATTTAGATTTCATGTGTCCTATTAAGTATTGTTTCACACATGGTCTAAAAAATCTCAATCGTGACGAAGCATCTAATATTTTATATGAAATTTTTAATTTAGTAGTTTCATCCATCTTATCATTAGTTGCAGTTTTATACAACTGATCCATTAATCTTGCACGTAATCTCAATGGTAAATAATGTAGATTGATCCCATAAAAACCAGCACCTTGTTTTGCTTTTCCAGTTACTTTCGTTGATGCGATTGGAAATACTAAAGGAAATCTATCATAATATGGTAATGTGCTTTTATACTTAGCATCATATTGAAATAGATACATTCTACCAAGCATAGGCATAGTCGTTAAACGTGTTCTATCTGCAGTAAGTAGTCTTGATGGAGTGACTGTAGTTTTCATTGCTAAGTCTTTTAACCAACTCGAAGATTGTTCTACATTTACTGGATTATACGTCGCGACTAATTGTTCAAAACTGTTAGGCATCTATTTTAAACCAAGTTCTTTCTCTGTAAAGATAAGGAATTCCCATTTTCTATCACTGCAATAATCTACAGCAGATTTCCATTTGCTACTATTTATTCCATATGTAGCAACTTCTTGCAAATACCTTTTCGTTGGTTTTGAACCACGAGTTTTTGGTTGAGGCGGGACTGTTTGACTTCTTGGTTTTATTTCAATCAGTTTAGTTGAAACATTTCCATCTTTATCACGTATTCGTATTTTGAAGTCTGGAAAATATCTATGCACTTTACCATCAATCGGAGAACGATACGGAATCCACAATTCTTCTGACGACCATTCTACTACATTTCCACTTAAATCGAAGTATTTCATCATCTTAAGTTCCCAGGACGACCTATACACGATGCGAGTCGGATTTCCTTTATACTTTTGTGGAAATTGTGGTTTGTATATTCCTTTTAGTGTCGCCATAATAATATCTATTTATCGTAATAAATAGAAGATAAATCTTCACGCATAGGAACTTTTATGGGTATATTAGGCGGTCTAGTCAAGTATGGTTTAGCAGCAGGTGCTGGCGCTGTTGCTGGAAAATTCTTCAGTCCGAAACCAGGAGCAAAGAAAAATCCCCTATCTAAGTTAGATCAAGGAAAAGGGAAGGAAATAAATGTTCAATTTCCATCTGACGAGATGTATTTGGAACATCATATTAATTTTAGAATATTTGAAACTAATAGAGAAAATAGAAATGCTCCCGATAAAAAACAAGCTAAAGCGAGAATAACATTACCGATGCCTATGGAATTGACCATAGGATATAATGCTCAATATGCAGAACCAGAACTTGGCGCATTCGGAGCAATGGCTGCCGATGCAGTTGAAGCTGTTGGTAAATCTATTAATAGTTCAGGAAGTGCTTCGGAAGTTGCTGAAAAATTAAAAAATGCTGCAGCAGATGTAATGAAAAAAGAACCTGCTCAACAAATAGGGAGCGCTTTAATTTCTGGAGCTATGCAAGCGCTGGGAGGTGAAGGTATTGCTGCAGGTGCTGCTGTTGGATTACAGATGGCTACAGGTGCTGCTAGAAATCCACATAAAGCTGTATTGTTTCAGGGAACAAACTTTAGAA